CCGGGCAACGGGCGCGGCAATGCGGGGTAGGGTGCGACGGGATGCGGCAAGGCGTAGCGGGTCAGGCAAGGCGTAGCGGGTCAGGCAAGGCGTAGCGGGTCAGGCAAGGCGTAGCGGGTCAGGCAAGGCGTAGCGGGTCAGGCGGGGCGCGGTTTCGATCGATTCCACCCCTGTTCCGACCTTGTCCCGGCCTTGTGTCAGCGTATTTCTTTGGCCGGGACACGCAAGTACTTGATTTACAAAGCAAAAACCCGGTTTGTGTCACTGTGTCAGGAAAAACGGAACAGGGCGCGGGAAATGTGGTGCAAAAATGGGGAGCAAGGCAGGGGCGCGGCAAGTGCAAAAAATCAATCTAAAACATTTGCCGCCCGTCCGTTTTCCCGTTTTGCTCTTTTTTTCTCTTTTTTCTATATACTTATTCTATAACTATCTAATAAAAATCAATAACTTACACGCCCCCCACCCCCTAAAATCCCGTGTCATATGTAAACTTTCCCCACACAAAACCTGACACAAACTTTCCGTAACCCCTTGTTTTTATTAGACTTTTTTTGTGTCAGCGTTTCCGACCCCCTGACACAAACGGGACACCGGCCTGACACAAGCCGCACCCCGCCCCGCGTAGCTCTACGGCACCGGAAAAACTTGTGTTCCCTTCTGTAAAGGTATGTATACTTACTAGGTCGATTCCTTCCCCTACACCGGAGCAAACGAACATGAACCGAAACGAGACCCGCGAAGCGACCCGCGCCGAAGCCGTCGCCCACCTCAATCCTGCAATGGCCGCCCGGATGTTAGCCAATCTTCACCGTGCCGCGTCCCGTCGCAGTCAAGAGCACATTGAACAGGCCATCGGGCGGCTTGGATTGTGGGGTCACATCGTCAACATCAACGGCGCACTCGTCGCCGTGGAGGGCTGAACCGTGGACAACCTCAGCAAAACGGAAGCGGCATTCAAGGCGGCGCAGCGTGGGCGCGACGATGCCATGCACCGGTACGAGACCATCCTAGACCTGTTAGATGAGCCGCAGCGCATCTGCGACGAGTGTTGCTCGACCATGTCGGAGGGCTACTGCGTCGACAGCGGATGTGAGTATTACTGCTCCGACGCGTGTCTGCATAAGCACTACACCCCCGACGAGTGGCAGAAAATATACCGGGACGGCGACGGCGATTCGTACTGGACTGAATGGGAAACCGCCGACTATGAGGAATTGGACGATGCGGAAGCCGCGCTTGAAAAGGCGGAACAGGCACTAACCGCCGCCCGGCTAAAATTGGGTCGGTCGCGTCTTGCAGGGGAGGGCTGAACCGTGGAACTGCAAGTAACCCAGAAAGGCGCGTTATACACCGCCGAATGCGCCCGGTGCGGCGCGACGCTATATAGCCACGAGTGGGCAACATTCGACCATAACGACCGGCGCGATGCGATGCAGGACGGGACGCTACGATGTGGCGAATGCAGCACCGGCACGGCTGACCCGGAGACCTTTAGCGCGATGCCGGGGCGGTACTACGCGGCGCGGTATTCGATGCCGGGTTATCTCGATTGCACAGATTGGCAATATGGGAGGAACCGCCGCGCCTTGGTGCGCCATGTTCGAGACATGTTCGGAGACTAAACAAGGCGAAACCGGCGGGAGCCGGTCGCACCGTGACGCGGTGCTTGATGAGCCTAAACCTACACCGGAGAAAACGAAAATGAGAACGATCGAAATTCAGGTCTACGCCTTTTCGGAATTGTCGGACGCGGCAAAGCAACGGGCGCGGGATTGGTACCGCGACGGGGCGGATTACACATGGAGGTCGCGTGAATCGCAGCAATCCCTCGTGCATTTTTGCGACCAATTCGGCGCAATCTTGAAGGAATGGAGCATTGGCGCGTATTGCCCGATTGACTACACACTACACGCGCCCCCGGCATTGTTTCGCGGGTTGAAGCTTTCGGAGTTAGACCGGAACGCAATGCCGACCGGTTATTACCTTGACGCTACGCTATACACTACTTTTTATGATGAATGGAAACGCACTAGCGACCCGTGCGCCGCGTTTGATGCTGCTATCTATGCCGCGTTTAAAGCTTGGCGCGACGACATGGAGTGGCAATTATCGGATGAGGCGGTAGATGAGAGTATCGAAATAAACGAGTACGCCTTTACCGAAGACGGCAAGTTTTTCCCCTGCTAACCCACTACACCGGAGAAAACGAAAATGGACACGACATACGGCACCCCCGACCTCCTCAAAACTAACATCCTCGAAGCTCTGCACGCCTTCATCCGGTCGCGCCCCGGCCTAGAGTACGGCAATTACGGCGACCCGGTAGCGTACCGTGCGGAGATGCGCGGCATAACGCGAGACTTGCAGGATGCCCGTACGCTGCTACATTCGATCGAAAGGGCGCACGGCATCACGGGGCGCAATCTGTTGGACGCTGCGAGGTGGGCTTTTTCCGGTCGGCTGAACATTCAAACGCTAGACGACGGCAAGGTACGCATCCACTACACAACCGGGCAGTATTACCCGACGGAGTACCGCCGCGCCGTCGCCGCAGTCGCGGCTAGTGCCTTATGGGATTATGTGCGGGATTACTGCATGCCGCCCACCGCCTATATCGTCGCCGGGAAAAAGTCTTACAGCACTATCGAAGCTGCGACCATAGCGGCGCACGATTACTTGCCCAATATCGTGTCAATCGAACAAAAATATAATGGGTTTTCGGGCGGCGATTGGCTCCGGCGGTACTTTCTCCGCGAATTCGGGCGCGGCCTTGCGTCGCGGTATTTTCTCCGCGAATTCGGGCGCGGCCTTGCGTCGCGGTATTTTAACTAAGGGGCGCGGACAATGAAAACGAACACGCTAAAAACCGTTCGCATCTATGACAACGGCGGCGAGACTTTCGATCGATATACCGCCGTTTATATGACTGAACCGGAGGGGCGCGGTCTGTACGGTGCGCGGGGGATGTCGGAAAACCCGTTTCATCCTCAAGGGTTCGGGCAGTACTGCGCGGCTATGCCGGGGCGACACTTGGGGCGGCGCATTGCCTTTTCCGCCTTGCCGGAACCGTGCCGGGAATTGGTGCAGCGGGATATGGGTGGTTAAGGGTTTCCGGTGAAGCTTGGGGCGGGACTGACACCGCCCCCTTTTTCGCCCCTACGCCTAGTCCCGGTGCGACCGCTCCGCCTTTTTGCGACCTGAGATCGAGCATCTGAGGGACTTGACGGGGTGCGAGCGGACTTGACGGGGTGCGAGCGGACTTGACGGAGTGCGAGCGGACTTAGCGGGTGCGACCGCTCCGCCAAAAAAGATTAAAAAAAGTGAGTTTGGCGTACTTGACAGGGTGCGAACGCTTAGGTAGTGTGCGAACCATTGTAAAGAAACATTGACTTACTGACTAACCAAACGAGGAGGACGAGGCATGAAAAAGTTTGTGGTGTCACTTGCCCGGATTGAACACCGGGTTTATCAAATTGAGGTCGAAGCCAACGACAGCGACGAGGCTTCGGACATGGCGCAAGAGCTTTGGGAAGAAGATGACGGGGCTTTCAAAGATATCGGATGCGTACACGCCGAAGAGTTCATTAATGATGTCGAAGAAAAGCAGGAGGACAAGACATGAGCAAGCAATCACTGACCATCCCCATCAGTCTTGACATCGATCAGTTGAACGAGGAGGCATACGACCTGATGACCACCGACACCCGATACAACGGCTGGACTAACTATCCCACTTGGCGCGTTGCGCTAGAGATATTCGACTGTCTGGACATCCGCGATTTGTACCCGACCGAAGTCGCCGACGATGACGCCTACGGCCTTGGCCAACTGTTGGAAGAATACGCCGATAGCGTGGTCACTCAGGACGGCTCGTTAGAATGTCTCGTCGGGGACTACGCCCGTGCCTTCCTGAAGGATGTCAACTGGTACGAGATCGCCACGCATATGCTCGACGATATTAAGGCGGAGGACAAGGCATGAACGAGAAGAAGCGAGTGGTGGTCACCGTCAGGGGTGGTATCCCCGAAGTCATCGAGGCACCGGACAATATCGATGTGGAGATTTGGGACTACGACACGGAGTGGTACGACAGAGATGATTTGGTAGAGGACGAGGATGGCGAGAAGTATTTTTTGAGGAAGGGTTGAACATGACCGACAACAGCAAGACCTATACGAGCGTCATTGACAGCAGCGTTTGCGACAACAGCAAATACGGCTATTTCGATGTGAACATCTATGTCACTTGCCCGGACGGTAGCGAGTGGCGGCTAACGGTTAGTATGGACGCGGCTGATGGAAGTGTATGGGATTCGGTCATCTGCTTTGCCGCAGACGGGCTTGATTTTTTTGATGAGGCTGAGAACCTTCCACCGACAGGAGTTAGTTCGTTGTTTGGTGAACTTCGTCCCAAAGCCACGGCGATGCTCAGGGCAGAGTACGCAAAGGGATCGAAAGCAGAGGAGGACGCGGCATGAACGAACAAGAACGGCTCAACCGCATCGCTATCGCTTTGCGTGCGGCGTATGAGTTAGTCGAAGAAGGCAGCGAGGCGCATGGCTACATTGCTGAGGCGTTGGCCTACGCTGACGGTGACTCGTCTAGTTTTGATGAGGAGGACAACTTAGAAGACGAGGTGGACACATACCACGGATGGGACTGTACCCCCGCAGAGTTGACCGCCGAGATTGAGCAGTTGCGTGAGGAGAACAAGCAGTTGCGCCGCGCCGTCGCTGTTGCTCCTGAATTGCTTTTATGCCTGACGGAAGTGTTAGACGCGGACGGTGACTTGTATGTGATGGACTTTGACCGTTACCGTGCCGCTATCGCCAAAGCTAAAAAAGAAATATTGGAGCACAAGGTATGAACGACGCAGACCTACAGATTCTGACGATGTACTACAAGGACGGCATGAAGGAGCGGGAGATAGCCGACTCCCTGAAACTGTCGCTGTTCGTGGTCTATGAGGTGCTAGCCGCATTTGATTGGCAGGACAACGCATGAACGCGCCCCCGCCGAAAACCCCGCACGACGCTTTGGTGCTTGCGCTAATGCTTGCGATCACGGCTCCATCAGACGCGCATTCGATGGTGGTTACAGAACTCGCAGAACGGCTTTCGGTCGGCATGACCGAGCTTGAGGTTGAACGGTGCAAGAAACGCGCATTGAAAGAGTTGAAAGAGTTGAGGATGCAAGCATGAACAATTCCGATCTTGACTACATAGCCGCGTTGCAAGCGGTGATTGCAGCACAGGCCAACATCATCCGTGCGATGGAGGAGCAGTTACAAATTTTAATGGAGCTACAGCGATGAACGAACCGAACGAGACGAACGAGACGAACGAGACGAACGAGACGAACGAGATCCCGAAAGATTGGTGGGTTCCCATTGACAGCGACGAGGCGTGGATTCGCCAACAGGTATTCGACTACGAGCGCGAGTTGTACGAGCTGCGTGAGTGGTGGGTGCGACCACAACAGTTGACCCGACAGCTTGAATTGCAGCTCGACGAGCCGAAGCAACCCCGCCCCTACGCGCCGTTCTGACGGTGCTTGACAAGTGTAAAGAAACATTGTTATATGTAAACAGGAGGATACAGAAATGTCTTACGACACGGTTTTTGAAACGATGCTGTCGGGCATCAAGGTTGAGGTTGGCGCAGAGTGCGAACGAGGTGGCGAGGAGGTTGACATCGAGCAGGTTTTTCTGCTTGCCGTGTGGACGCCGAAAACTGAAAAGGCTCCGGCAGGGTTTTGCGAACTCGACACGCCGGTTCTGCTACCGTTTGATGCGAACCACGCCATTTATGACAAGGCATTAGCCATCGTCAAAGAGAGCAACGCGCTGCGACATTTCGATCAATGACCCCCGAAGCAAAGGTCAAAGCTAAGGTCAAGAGAATTCTTAACGACATCGGTGCGTACTACGCCATGCCTGCGACCGGCGGGTATGGTTCGAGCGGCGTACCGGATTTTCTGATCTGTCACCACGGCAAGTTCGTGGCGGTGGAGTGTAAGGCAAACGGTGGAAAGCCCACCGCGCTTCAGTTGAAGCATCTCGATGACATCCGCAAAGCAGGTGGCATCGCATTGTTGATTGATGAAACAACCGTAGAGACCCTACGCAAGGAGTTAGAGACATGACTATCAGTGCAAAGATTCGCCGTTTTTTGGCAAACGGCGCGAGTCCCGAGTACATCGCCAAGCAACTTGGCATCAGCAAGAACCGTGTCTACACGGTGCGTTGGAAGGACGCGAAGAAGACGGGCACGCCTAAGAAGGCGAAGCCGACCGAGTTGAAGAGAGAAGCGTTGCTGACCGACGATGAAATCATCGCGCTGTTCGACCGTCCCAAGACCGACCTCGTGAATCACCCCGAGCACTACAAGGCCGGTGGCATCGAGACCATCGACTTCATCGAGTCCAAAGATTTGAACTACCGCTTGGGCAATGTCGTGAAGTACATCAGCCGCGCAGGTAAGAAGGACTCCGATCCCGTGCAGGACTTGGAGAAGGCTGCGTGGTACTTGAAGCGCGAGATCGACGCGAGGAAGGGCGCATGATACGCCCCATCCAGTTAAGTCGCCGTCGCTTGAGCGAGATAGTCTGGCAAATCATCGACGAGAAGGTCGAGATGGATTGGAGCAAAATCCAAGACATCGTACAGAAGCAGCAACATCTCAGGGAACAGGCCGACTACAACACAGGGTCGTTGGGTGAGAACGATGCGGGGGACTTGTACAAGATAGTCAAGTTCTTCAAGCCCGAGGTCATTGCCGAGGTAGGTACATTCATTGGTGTATCTACTTTGGTGATGGATTTGGCGACAGGAACTACCGCGCAGATTCGCACGTGTGACGTATCAAATAGGATTGATCTTGCTCTGTATCCAGAACAAGCCAAACTGATTGAGCAGTATTTTCACACACCTTCTCATGAAATGTTTGCTGACATGGCAGAGGAAGGATTGAAGGCTGATCTGGTCTATCTCGACGGTCGCTTGAGTCAGCAGGATGAAGAGCCGCTCAACAAAATCTTGGCTCCGCACACGGTCTTTGTGCTTGATGACTTTGAGGGTATAGAGAAGGGTGTCGCCAACGCGATGATGTTGGAGTCACCGGGGCGTGTGCTCATCTATCCGCGCCATCATGGCGGGAAGACTGCTATGTCCATCCCGTTGTCCCTGCTACAAGTCGTAGCACAGGAGGCCGTATGATCCGTGCATTGATCAACTGGTGGAAGCGTCGTGAGTACGAGGCTCACTACGCATGGAGCCGGGTGCCGCCACCTAATTGGCGGTGCAGTCGGGGCAGTATCGGACGAGGGGGGAACTACTGGTGAGCGAAGAAACGAAACAACGCACGCTGCCTGAGTTCGCTCAGGACATCTACAAGCGAGGACTCGATGCCGCCAACACAGGTCGGTATGACGAGGCCATCGGGCTGCTTAGTAACATCCACAATGTACTTCCAGTTCTTACAGCGGCTGAGTTACAGATCGGTCGTTGCCACTGGGAGATGCACCGTTGGCAGTCGGCACGGCAGCACTTTGAGATCGCCGTCAACCTTGAGCCGAACAATGCAGATGCGGCGTGGACGATGGGTCTGCTCTCGCTGCAGATGGGTGACTTCAAGAAGGGTTGGCAGGGCTACGAGCGGCGGTGGCAGAGCAAGACGTTCAAGTCTCCGAAGCTGCACACCAAGCACCCGCAGTGGGAGCGTGGCAAGGGCTTGAAGCGACCGCTCATCTGGTGTGAACAAGGCATCGGGGATCAACTGCTCTATGCATCGCTCATCGAGGCTCTTGCCAAGGAAGTGGATGAGGTCACGGTCATGGTAGACCTGCGCCTGACGAACCTGTTGCAGCGGGGGTGCAAAGCCGACAACGTCAAGTTCTTGACGCACAACTCTCGTGTAAAGATGTCCGAGCATGACTCGCACATCCCCATAGCCTCACTGGGTAAATACTTCATTAACTCAGTCGGGGATATCTCGACTTACACATGGGGGCATTCCTACGTCAAGGCCGACCCTGAGCGCGTGGCGAGGTTGCGTAAAGAGTACGGGTTAAAAGAAGACGATGTCGTTGTTGGACTGTCTTGGACGAGCACCGCTCCTGTCATCGGGCCACACAAGTCTGTCCCCTTGGCTGACTTCAAGCACATCCTCGATGAGCCGGGGGTTAAGTTCATCAACCTGCAGTACGGTCAGGCGCAAGAGGAAGGGCGGGACTTTCACCCGAGCCTCATCACCACACATATCGACACGTTCTTTGACTTGGAGAACGTCGCTGCGCTCATGGAGATATGTAACGTCATCATCTCGCCATCTTGCGCCACGGTGCATCTGGCAGGGGCGATGGGCAAGGAGGTCTTGCTGCTTGATGCCAACAAACTGTGGTATTGGAACAACCGTGCGGGTAATCAGAGTTTGTGGTACCCCGGCGTACGGATATATCAGCGCGAGAACATGAACGCGCCGTGGGACTTGCAGTTGAAGCAGGTCAAGGAGGCACTAGAGTATGTGATGCACCGTCGAGGCTACCTAGACCCGCCGGTCGTTGTGTTCTTCCATGTGGGTGATGACATCTCTCATCCGCAGAAGATGGTCAAGTCTGTCCTGCGATACAACCCCAACGCGTACATCGTCATGTGTACAGATACAGATACACCGGATGTCATGGGGGTGTCGGACAGGTTTGAGATTGAGATAGACCGGGACGAGCTAATCCACGGTCGGATCAAGGCTTACGCTAGATTGGCGATGGAAGGTCCGGCGATATTCTTGGACACGGACATGCTTGTGCAGGGCGAGATAGACCCCGCGATGATGCTTGCCGATGCCGAGGTTGCCGTTTGTCGTAGGTCGTTCAACTGTGACGGCGGGTTCAACACAGAGTTGCGCGGGTTGGTCTTTGACGAGCACAAGGGAAAGACGATGGATCAAGTGTATCCGTATGTCTTCTGTGCTTTGGTGACTGATGGCCCGAAGTTCTGGGAGGACTTGTTAGCTGTTTACGATACGCTCGACCCGAAGTACCGCAAGTGGTACGGCGACCAAGAGGCTCTGCGTGTCTACGCTGAGTCGAACGAAGTGGCGACGTTCCCTGAGTCCATCTACGGATGTCTGCCCGAGCACAAGACCGACGATGCGAAGATACTGCACTACAAGGGCGCAGCGCGTAAGCAGTTGTTTGAGGTGTCGTGATGAAAATCTTTATCGGTTGGGATAGCCGCGAGGACATCGCGTATCAAGTATGCAAGCGGTCGTTGGAGAAGCACACGTCTGTGCCGCTCGACATCCAACCCATCAAGCAGCAGGAGATGCGTGAGAAGAACTTGTACTGGCGTGAGCATGACCCGCTTTCGTCCACGGAGTTCTCCTTCACACGCTTCTTGGTGCCGCATCTTGCAGGGTACAAAGGGTGGGCGGTGTTCATGGACTGCGACTTCTTGTGGCGAGGTGATGTCGCTGCGCTGCAGGACTACATGAACCCGTACTATGGTGCAGTTGTAGTCAAGCATGACTACAAGCCGAAAGAAGCCACCAAGATGGATGGCAAGTTTCAGCACCAGTATCCGCGCAAGAATTGGTCGAGCATGATTCTGTGGAACTGTGAGCACCTGCACGTGAAGGCGCTGACCCCCGAGGTCGTGAACCGTGAGTCCGGTATGTACTTACATCAGTTCAGGTTCTTGTGGGACGCATGCATCGGTGAGTTGCCGGTTGCATATAACTATTTGGAAGGGTGGCACACCAAGGATGACTGCCCGAACCCGCAAGCGGTGCACTTCACGCGAGGTGGACCGTGGTTCAAGGACTGGACTGAAGTTGAATACGGTAAAGAGTGGATGAACGTAGCCAAAGAGGTGACCTATGAGTGAGATCAAAGATGACGATGATGCGTATCTCATCATCCCGCAGGAACATACAAAGGTTATAGCGAACCCCGAGACGGTGTGGGCCAAGATCGGTGACGATGGTCAGTTGGAGGTGCTGCGGTGGGACATCGTTGATATGTACGCGACTGAGTTCGACTCGCTCTTGCGTGCAGGTAAAGACAAACCGCAGACGCATGTACTGTGTAAGCTGCTCGTGCTTGTCCGCGAACAAGTGAAGAAGGAGGTGGAACATGGATACCGAAGTAAAGAGTGAGTACAGCAAGGACCGGCTCAACAAACAGATACGGGACCTTGTGCAAGAGAACGGCCACCTCAAAGATTCGCTCTTTCGTAAGGACTACGAGTTAAACCAACTGCGCCGTGAGTTAGCAGACGCAGACAAGATGAGTAACTTCTTGAGCATCACGATGGGCATTATCCTCGTGGCGTTCATCGTCTTTGCGCTGTACGCAGTCAAATTGGCATCAGGAGCGTAGCCATGACCACGCAATACCAACCCGACATGTTCGATGATGAATGGGACAAGATGGCGCACACTCCAACAGAGTACCGCGCCGAGATTCGGCAACTGCGTGAGCGGTGCTACAAGTACGCCAAGGAGTTGGAAGGACTTCGCGCTGACTTGGAAGCCCTGAGCAGCGAGATGGAACGGATGGAGAGACAGCGATGAGCAAGATTAACGACGGTGGCCCGGCGTTTCCAAGCACGATTCAATATTTTCCCGACGACAAGAACGCAGCCGAAGAGCAAGGCATGACCCTGCGTGACTGGTTCGCTACTCACGCGACCGACGCTGACATCGCAGCGATTCAGAACCCGCCGCACGGGGCGCAGAACATTACACGATATGAGGCGCGGTATATCCACGCCGACGCGATGTTGACGGCGCGGGAGGTGAAGCCGTGACACGCGAGGACATCATCAGGATGGCGCGGGAAGCGGAGGATTATGTTGATACCATCTACGCTAAAGGCGAGTATCACCCCGGATGGTTGGAAGTCTTTAATGTTCGCTTCGCCGCCCTCGTCGCAGAGGCAGAGCGGGAGGCGTGTGCGAAGATTGCCGACAGCCAGATAAACAACACCGCCATCTTGTTGGTCAACCCCGGCAAATCTGCCGCAGCATGGGACATCGCTAACGCCATCCGTGCGAGGGGGAGCAAGTGAACGAGGATTTCATTGAGCGTGTGTGGGAAGAAGCAAAATTGCTTTTCCTTGAAGGAGGTGAAGAATTGATTCCTACGCTAATTGCACTTGCGTACTCTTACGGAATGGATGACGAGCGGGAGGCGTGTGCGGAAATCTGCGACGCGGAGGCTAGCATCGAAGGCATCGCGCAGCGGTGCGCTGCCAAAATCCGTGCGAGGGGGACGAAGTGACCGAAGAACCACTTGACCCGAACACGCTGTACGCTGACGGGTTTGAGGACGCATTGATCGGTCTTGGGTGGCAGCACACCAAACTGATCGCCGTGTACGACTACAAAAAGTGCGTGGAGATACTTATCCATGATCAAGAGATGACGCACGAAGAGGCTATCGAGTGGATGGAGTACAACGTGGTCGGCTCATATGTCGGTGAGTACACGCCGATCTTTGTGATAGGCGAGGAATAATTGGTTCATGTTTGAAACAATATTAGCTTCATCTTGGTTGCCTATAATTGGGTGCTATGGGGATCGTCTATCAACAGGTCAGTCTTGGGGATCGCGGTATCAAGCGCCGTTTGATGGTGCTACAGAAAGCGTGCTTACCCGACGACAAGTTGTATCTCCCCAACGACGGTGTGTGGTGGATGGCGTATCGTCAGAAAACGCCTGTGGGCTTCTCGTGCGTCACCCCGTCCAAGCAATTGGTCGATGGGGTGTATTTGGGCAGGTGCGGGGTTCTTCCTGCGTACCGGGGGCGCGGGATACAACGTCAAATGATCCGTCTGCGCGTGGCTTGGGCAAAGCGGCACGGATACAACTGGGCCGTATCAGACACGACAGACAACATACCAAGTGCGAATAACCTGATCTCGTGCGGATTCAGGCTTTATGTCCCCGAGGTGCAATACTCTTTTGCCAGAACATTGTACTGGAGGAAAAAGTTGTAGATGTTTTTCAAAGCAGGAGGAAGAGGTGGGTACTGAAGAAGACATCCTTGACTTGATCCGTGAGTTACCGGGTGAGATCAACAACTCCGGGACCACGACCGAGTTCAAGTTCTTGACCGTAGGCAGCGTGCTCTGGGCGTGCCATGACGAGATCAAGCGGCTACGTGCAGAGAACCAGAGGTTGAAGAGTGAAACAAAAACGCGAAAGAAGGTGTAACGAGTGCTGGCATTTGTTTGCCAGTCCTGAGTCCATAAGGCTGCATCGTCTGATAGGTGGTCGGTGCCGCACTGAAGAAGAGTTGGAAGCCGCAGGGTATACGCTGACCCCAAAGGGATGGCTGCACAGCATGAACAAACCGAAGGTGCAAGCATGAGTTTCTGGGTAGACACGCCGTACACATCGGCGTATGTCCGTGATGAATTCTTGTATGACAAGCAGAGTGGTCAGGGAGACTTCACTGAAGTGACCGTGTTTGGCTTTCGTGCAGAGCCTATGCGTGTACCTATGTTCCAGCTTATGACTTCATCCGGTGCTCAATGGGCGCGTATTCCTATACATGCGCTGTGCAGCAAACCTTGCGATGCCATGGACTTGAGGATCGCGTGTTGGTGGGATTCGTTCAGCAGGTTTTGCGAAGTACGCGAGGTCCAGTTTTTGCGTAACCATCGTGTCAAAGCGATTGGGCGTGATGGCATACAGCGCCCCGGCGTGTACCTGTTTACAGCGTTCTGGGCTAACGGCGGTTGGTCAGAAGTCAGCGACCAAAGCAAGGACCATCACATCATCGCGCTAGACAGTGGGCACTGGATCGCATACCCAAACAACAGATTGCTGTGGACTGACCCGTCTTGGATAAGTAACGAAGTGCCGAAGGGATGGAAGTCGCCCTCGCAATCTTATTCTGTAGAGGCATTGCCATGAGTTTTATCACGCTTGATTTCGAGACGTACTATGCCAACGACCTTGGGTTTCGTACTCAGACCAACGAGGAGTACCTGAACGACCCGCGCTTTGAGGTGATTGGTGTTGGCATCAAGGTCGATGACAACCCGACCAAGTGGGTCACGGAGAACATCGCAGACGAACTCGCCATGCTTGACTGGGGCAACTCAGCCCTTCTCTGTCACAACATGATGTTCGATGGCGCGATCCTTGCGTGGAAGTACGGGATTGTTCCGGCGATGTATTACGACACGCTGTGCATGGCACGGGCGATTCATGGCGTTGATGCAGGTGGCTCACTCAAGGCTTTGGCTGGGCGGTACAACCTAGGCGTGAAGGGTACCGAGGTGGTCGATGCTTTGGGCAAGCGACAGGCAGACTTCACTCCTGAACAACTCGCAGCCTACGGGCGTTACTGTATCAATGACGTAGACCTTACCTTCAAGTTGTTTGGCTCCCTGTTGTCGGGCTACTTCCCGAACGATGAACTTAAGCTGATCGACATGACGCTGCGGATGTATACCCAACCCATACTCCACGTGGACGATGCTCTCTTGGTTGACCGACTGGAGCAGGTCAGGGCGCAGAAGAAGGAATTACTCAGTGGCCTGATGGACGCGATGAAGGTCACGACCGTTGAGGAAGTCCGGGCATGTCTGGCAAGCAACCCTCAGTTCGCCGCTGAACTTGAGCGGCACGGTATCACCCCGCCCAAGAAGGTAAGCCCGACGACAGGCAAGGAGACGTTTGCTCTTGCCAAGAACGACGAGGCGTTCATCGCTCTCCAAGAACATGAAGATCCCATCGTGCAGCAACTATGCGCGGTGAGGCTTGGCACCAAGTCCACCATCGAGGAGTCGCGTATCGAGCGGTTCATCGGCATCGGGTCACGAAACCGGGGGCGACTGCCCATCCCGCTAAAGTATTACGGGGCACACACAGGCCGTTGGTCAGGGCAGGACTCCGTGAACCTTCAGAACCTGCCGAGCCGGGACAAGAACAAGAAGGCGCTCAAGAACGCGCTGCTTGCACCGCCGGGGCACTACATCATCAACTGCGACAGCAGCCAGATTGAGGCGCGTGTCTTGGCGTGGCTTGCCGGACAGGATGATGTGGTCAAGCAGTTCGCCAACGGCGAGGATGTGTACTCGATCTTTGCAAGCAAGGTGTTTGGCTTTGAAGTTTCTAAAGCGCACCCGGTTCAGCGCCATATCGGAAAAGTCGCAACGCTCAGCCTCGGATACGGCACCGGGGCGAAGAAGCTGCAGCATACCCTCAAGACTCAGCCCCCCGGCGCTGACCTGAGCGAGGACGAATGCAAACGCATTGTCGATCTTTACCGGCAGGAGAACGACAAGGTCCCTGAGCTGTGGCGCGAGTGTGAGTTAGCACTTAACCACCTGATGTCGTGGCCACCGGGTACCCGTGAATACTCCTTGGGACAGCATGAGGCTGTATGGGTCACACCGAACGGTCTCCGTCTACCGAATGGTCTGTACATCAAGTATCCAAAACTGCAGCGGGGCGAGAAGGGCTTTATCTACACCTCGCGTAAGGGGGTTCAGTCCCTGTGGGGCGGCGCAGTTGTTGAGAACGTAGTGCAAGCACTTGCCCGGATCATTGTCGGTCAACAAATGATAGAGTTGGCGAAGCAAGGGCTGCGTCCGGTACTGACCGTGCATGACGCGGCTGTGGTTGTAACCCCGCAGGACGAGTTGGAACAAGCGATGAAGTTGATGATCGGGGTCATGTCTTCACCTCCTGAGTGGGCACCGGGCCTGCCTGTAGCGTGCGAAGCGAAGTATGGTAGATCGTACGGGGACTGCTGATGGGATTTCGCCCGATGAACGAGACGCCGGAAGACTTAGCAGCTGAGCAATCGGCTGCCGAGCGGCTGTGCCAAGCGTGGGATACGCAAGTCTGCAAGCTGTCTCCGACATTGTATCGGGTTGATTGGGTGTTCTATCGTGACGGGAAGCCCAAAGCATTCGCAGAATTCAAACGCCGCAGCAAGAAGATCGACCCGCTGTTGATCGCGGCGGCGAAGTACATCCAACTACTAGAGCTGAACCGCACTACGGGCTTGCCTTGCTTTCTCATCGTGGAGTGGCCGGACGGATTGTGGTATCACAAGGTCAAGTATCCTGTGCAGTTACCGCTTGATCTGCATATGGGAGGCAACTCTCGCGGGCAGAACGGTGACTTCGAGCCGGTGATGCACATACCTATCAGCGAGTTCACAGAGGTAAAACTATGACGATCAAGTGGTCATTCAGTGGTCTTAAAGACTTTGACAACTGCCCTAGGCAGTACTATGAAGTCAAGATCCGGCGGAACTTTGTGAAGAAAGTTACGGAGCAGATGCTGTACGGCACGGCTGTCCACAAAGCTTGCGAGGATTACGTCAAGGACGGCACGCCGCTTGCGAAGAACTACGAACGGTTCAAGCCTATGCTTGACGTGCTGCGCGAGACGCCGGGCACTCAGTACCCTGAATACAAGATGGCGCTGACTGCAGAGAAGGTGCCGTGTGAGTTTGACGCGCCGGACTATTGGGTTCGGGGCATCGTGGACTTGCTTGTGGTTGACGGCACGCAGGCATATATCGTGGACTACAAGACCGGGAGCAACCGGTACCCGGACCCGAAGCAGTTGAAGCTGATGGGGTTGATGACGTTCATGCACTTCCCCGAAGTAGAGCACATTAAGGCGGGGCTGCTGTTCGTCGCACACAATTCATTCGTGTCTGAAGAGTATGAACGAGAGGACATCCCGAAACTGTGGCAAGCATTTGCTCCGACACTGAAGCGGCTTGAGCTGTCGTTCATCAATGACTCTTGGCCTGCTCGGGCTACGCCGCTCTGCGGATGGTGCCCGGTAAACAGCTGCGAGTTTTACAAGGAAAGATGATGATCCGTACAAGGCATGAGTGTACAGGATAGGGGGCTTTTACCTCCTCCCCGTGCTGAATGATAGAAGCACTAACCATGTCAGCGTAGGGCGGCCTAAACACCTCGTTTTCTCCGGCTGAGCCTACGCCGTCTAGCCCACGAGACGGGCCTTACATAGTGAGAACCAGTTATGCAAGTGATAGACAACACAGCGATTCGTGCCATGCTCCCCGCAAGGGTGGCCGATATGACGCTTGGCGTAGTTGAGAAGAGTCAGCTCGTCGAAAGTCGCGGCGATTGGAAAGACATCCTACTGTACTGGGGGTATAACGAAGCGGCAACGCTCGCGGCGTTCCTCGATGCAGAGGGTCCGAAGTTAGACGTACCTAGCGTGCCATCTCCGATGCTGCGTGACTACACGTGGCCCGGTATACACAAGCCTTTCGAGCACCAACGAGATACGGCGTCGTTCCTGTCGCTCAGGCAACGGGCGTTCTGCTTTAACGAGGCAGGCACAGGCAAGACTTCTGCCGCCATTTGGGCTGCGGATTACTTGATGGAGATCGGCCTTATCAAGCGTGTGCTTGTCATCTGCCCTTTGTCGATCATGTACTCGGCTTGGCAGGACGACATCTTCAAAACTGCGATGCATAGAACGTGCGGTATCGCTCACGGCTCCGTGTCGAAGCGCGTCAAGGTGATCAACAACGACTACGATTTTGTCGCCATCAACTTCGATGGCGTGAGCACGGTTGCAAACGAACTGCACGGCAAGTTCGACTTGATCATCGTGGACGAGGCCAACGCATACAAGTCTGCAACGACCAAGCGTTGGAAAACGCTAGCCAAGCTGCTTCAACCGAGCACCCGGCTGTGGATGATGACCGGCACCCCTGCGGCGCAGTCCCCTGTGGATGCGTTTGGACTAGCTAAATTGGTCAGCCCGCAGCGGGTCCCAAAATTCACGGGCGCATGGCGGGACCGCGTGATGTATCAGGCTAGCCGGTTTCGTTGGCTCCCTAGACTACGAGCACAGGAAGTTGTGCATGAGGCGCTGCAGCCTGCCATCCGCTACACCAAAAAAGACTGCCTTGACCTGCCGCCTGTCGTATATCAGACACGTGACGTTGCCCTCACGCCACAGGTGCAGGCGCTCTATAAGCATTTGAAATCACAGCTATTGATCGAGACCGCAGGCGAGCAGATCAGCGCGGTCAATGCAGCCTCTGCCCTCAACAAGCTGCTTCAGATCAGCGGCGGTGCCGTGTACACGGACGGCGGGCAGACCTTGGAGCTCGACGTATCCCCTCGGCTGAATGCCTTGAAGGAAGCACTAGACGAAACGTTAAACAAGGTTGTAGTATTCGTGTCGTACCTGCACACTATCGGTGTAGTTACCAAGTTCCTAAACAGTGAGCATATCAGTTGTGAAGTCATACAAGGTTCAGTCTCCGCTCGTGAACGGTCGCAGATCATCGACCGGTTCCAGACACAAGAGTCCCCCCGCGTCTTGGTTGTTCAACCGCAATCGGCTGCACACGGCATCACGCTGACGGCAGCGGACACGGTAGTCTTTTGGTCCCCCGTAATGAGTGTAGAGACGTACCTGCAGTGCATCGCACGCATCGACCGTGTTGGACAGAAGAACAACATGACCGTCGTGCATTTGCAAGGCTCGGAAGTAGAACGGAAGATGTACCGGATGCTTCAGGGCAAAGTCGATAACCATCAAAAACTAGTTGATCTGTACAAACAGGAGTTGGATGAAGCTTATGAGTAACGTCAATACAGAAGAGGTAGTCAACGCTTACTTGGCGATTCGTACGGAGCGAGACAAGATCTTGCGTGAGTACGAAGCCAAAGACGCGAAGCTGAAGGAGGACTTGGCCAAGCTTGAGGCGGTGTTGCTCGACGTGTGCAATACCATCAGCGCAGACAGCATCCGTACAACGAACGGGACCGTCATGCGGAAGCTTAACGAGCGGTACTTCTGCCAAGATTGGGATAACTTCAGGAAGTTCGTGTTCGATAACGAGGCACTTGAACTTCTTGAGAAACGGATTCATCAGGGCAACTTTAAGCAGTTCATGGCTGACAATGAAAGCGATGGTCTGCCGCCCGGTGTTAGCGTGATGCGCGAGTACGGCATCACAGTCAGAAAGGCCAGTAACTAGGAGTTAGTTTTATGAGCAACGATATTATCAACAATATCAAGACCGAACTCGCGGGCATTCAGCTTGGAGTAGATGACGCAACCCGTGCCTTGATGGGCGGCAGCGGCAACACCAACAAACGCATCTCGATCAAAGGTGGCGTGTTCCGCAAGATGGTGGGCGGTAAGGAGATTGGGGCCATTGAAGACCGTCACATGAACGTGATCTTCGTGAAGTGGTCCGAGACCCCGAGCCGCACTTACTATACCGGCGCATACAAGGAAGGCGAGAAGATCAGCCCGACCTGTTGGTCGAGCGACAGCAAGATCCCTAGCCCGGAGGTCAAGAACCCGCAGTCGTCCAAGTGCGAGACCTGTCAGTGGTCCGTGAAAGGCTCGGGACAGAGTGGCACGGGCGCGGCTTGTCGGTTGTCGTGGCGCACCGCTGTTGTCCTGCCGCAAGATCCGAGCGGCGATGTGATGCAGCTTGTCCTGCCTGCTACGTCGGCGTTTGGCGAGGAAGAGAACGGTCGTTGGCCCTTCAAGGCATATGGTCGTATGTTGGGCAACCACAACATCAGCCTCGGTAACGTGGTCAGCCGCATGCAATTCGACACGAAGGCTACGGCTCCACGCGTTCTGTTCTCGCCTGCATCAGCAGTGCCGCCCGGAGTGATTGCTATCGTGCAGGAACAGGGCAAGAAGCCTGCTGCTGAGAACGCGGTGAAGCTCACGGTGTATCAGTCGGACGAGGGCGATGCTCCGGCGCAGGCCCCGTCACAGGCTGCGGCACAGGCTCCGGCTGAACCCGTAGTGGTCAGGAAGAAGGCCCCGGCGGCGGCTACGGCTGACGTGTCGGATGTCCTCAAGGAATGGACCAAGAAGTGAGGTAGCCCGTGGCTCGTCCATACAGTCAAAAATTCCTACTAAATCTGCAGAAGGCAGACCCGACGATGTTGGGTGTGCAGCTTGGCAGACTCTGTGTGGAGGCTAACCTTCCGGCGGCCTATGTTGCTAAAGCGTTGGAGACTTCACGTATCAGCGTATACAACTGGTTCCGAGGGGGTGGCATACGCGAGGGCAAGCGTAAGACCATTGAGGTATTCATGGATCTAGTACGACAAGACATGAAGTCAGGTTACTTGCCCGCTCAAACTGTCATCGACGCCAAGGCGTACATAGAAAGCATGATAGGGGTAAAGATTTGATTTGAGTCTTGTGATTTGGCGGGGGGTCCGCCCCCCGCCTTTTTTGTCTCTGCGAGATTTGAAATGTTAGAACAATTTTACAGAAAGGCATTGCCATCGCAGGGCGTTTACTGTGCAACCGGCATCAAAGAGGGCCGCGCTCAGAACCGGTTTGCTGAAACGCTCGAAGAGCTGTTAGAGATCGTTGATGAGCTGAAGTCGCAGGAGCAGAACGTATTCGTTGCGATGAGTACGTTCAAGAACTTCAGCCGCAAAGCGGACAACGCACTGTACTCAAGGTCTTTGTTCATCGACCTTGATGTGGATCCGGACAATCCGAAGAAGTACAACAGCAAAGAGGTTGCTCTTGCTGCATTGGATGACTTCATTACGATATCTAAGTTTGCCCCGCCTGTCCGTGTGGATTCGGGCGGCGGCATCCATGCATATTGGTTGCTTGACCAAGACATCCCGATTGATGAGTGGAAGCGGTACGCAGATAAGTTCAAGAAGTTTTGCGCCGACCACATCAAGATCGACATGGCGGTCACGGCGGACGCCGCACGTGTCCTTCGCTGCCCCGAGACCCTGAACTACAAGACCGACTTGCCGCGTGAAACGAAGCTGCTTGACAGTGAGTTTGGGCAGTACAGCTTTCATCAGATTCAAGAGTTCTTGGGCGTGATCCCCCCGTCTATCGAGGAGATCCTTGCGTCGATTGAACCTGACCTGCCCGCCAAGCCCGACAACTTCGAGTATGTCTTTAACGATATCGTCGTCAAGAGTTTGACGGGGCAGGGATGTGGCCAAATCAATAACATCGTGACCAATCAGGCCACGTTGGAAGAACCGTTGTGGCGGGCAGGGCTGTCCGTCGCGGTGCGTTGTGTGGATGGCAAGGAAGCCATCCATTTGATGTCACAAAAACATCCGGGGTACACCCCGGCAGCAACAGAGGCTAAGGCTAATGAAACCCTTAACGCAGAGTGGGCCTACGGATGCAGCAAGTTTGAAGAACTCAACCCTGCAGGATGCAACGGATGCGTATTCAAAGGCAAGTTCGGCAAGTCCGGACCCATCCAGCTTGGACGACAGCTCAAGGAAGCCCCGTCAACCGAGACGATTAGTGAAGAGGACGCAGTTCGGATCGCTGAGAATCCCGAAGAAGTTCCGCTATTTCCTGTCTCGATCAGTCCCTATGTACGAGGAGCCAACGGAGGAGTTTGGTACAAGCCAAAGGCCGAAGTAGACGAAGAGGGGAACGTCGAACAGCCGCGTCCCTTTCAGTTGATTGCAAATGACTTCTTCCCCATCAAGCGGATGCACAGTCCGACTGATGGCGAGAGCATGCTGCTGCGTTACATCATGCCCAAGGACCCCACAAAGGAGTTCTTGTTCCCGATGAAGTATGCATACGCATACGACAAGATGAAGGAGATACTGTCGTCTAACAGCATCAACTTCCCACCCGAGATGTCCAAGTTTGTCTCGGAGTACCTGCGTAAGTGGAACGAATTTTTACAGAACATCAAGTCAGCGGAGATCATACGTATGCAAATGGGTTGGACAGAAAACCACGAGGCGTTCATAACGGGCACCTTGGAGATACAGCGGGACGGCGAAGAACGTACGGCGGCGACATCGCCGTTGGTCAAGAACGTGTCTAAGCTCTTCCGTCCCACCGGCACGCTAGAGAAGTGGCAGGAGTCGGCTAACGCGTTCAACATCCCGAGCCTTGAGCTTCATGCGCTTGGCCTTCTGGCAGGATTCGGCTCGCCCCTGATGCGTATGACATCCACGCCGGGCGCGGTCATCTGCT